ATGAAACAATGGGAACGACTGGCTGCCCTCTCATCGGCAATCGTCATGGCGATGGCAACGCTGACGTATTTCCCGAGCGACACCCTGCAAAACATTCGATGGGAAATTTCAGCAAGTGCAGAAACGACGACTGTATCGCAGGTATGGATAGAAGGCAACCTGACATGGACACTGTACGAGGACGGCACGCTGACCATCAGCGGAACAGGAGCGATGAAAAGTTATCGTAATGACGATAGTCCTGCAGTTCAGAAAAAAGACAACGTAAAAAAAGTTGTGATTGAAGATGGTGTCACCAGCATTGGAGCGTCTGCGTTTTATAGTTGCAAAAGCTTAACCAGCATCACGATTCCAGATAGCGTCACCAGCATTGGATTTACTGCGTTTTATGCTTGCAGCAGCTTAACCAGCATCACAATTCCAGGTAGTGTCACCAGCATGGAAAGGTCTGCGTTTGAATTTTGTACGGGCTTAAAGAGCGTTACGATTTCAGATGGTGTCACCAGCATTGGAGAGTCTGCGTTTATTAATTGCTATTCCTTAACCAGCATCACGATTCCAGATAGCGTCACCAGCATTGAAAATTATGCATTTGCTAATTGCAGCAACTTAACCAGCATCACGATTCTGAAAAGTGTCACCAGCATTGGAAATTCTGCGTTTAAGGATTGCTACAACTTGACCGTATACCTTGAAAGCGGCTCTACGCTGACAAGTAATGACCTCGGCGTAGACGAAAGCAAAATCGTATCCTACTGGAACGAAGACAACCTGACCTGGAAACTCACCGCCGACGGCACGCTGACCATCAGCGGTACAGGGGCGATGAAAAAATATAACAGTAATTACAATCCAAGCCCTGCATGCGGGAACTCAAGTGTTAAAAAAGTTGTGATTGAAGATGGTGTCACCAGCATTGGATATAATGCGTTTTATGGTTGTAGCACCTTAACCGGCATCACGATTCCAGATAGTGTCACCAGTATTGGAGGGACTGCGTTTCAGTATTGCAGCAGTTTAAGCAGTATTACCATTCCAAACAGTGTTACCAGCATTGGAAGTTATGCGTTTGGTACTTGCAGAAGCTTAACCAGCATCACAATTCCAGACAGTATCACCAGCATTGGATATAGTACATTTTCTTATTGCAGCAGCTTAACCAGCATCACGATTCCAGACAGTGTCACCAGCATTGTAAGTTATGCGTTTCAGTCTTGCAGCAGCTTAACCAGCATCACGATTCCAGATAGCGTTACCAGCATTGGAGATACTGCGTTTAAGAATTGCAGTAGCTTGAAAACCATTTCTCTGAGCTGTAAATCTTCCTTGAAAAGAAGTGATTTCGGTGGGCAAGCGGATTTGGTTTCTTATACATCACACACATTAAACAAAACAGAAGCAAAAGCTGCGACCTGTTCCGAGGATGGAAACAAGGAATACTGGACTTGTGAACACTGCGGAAAGTATTTCTTATCGGATGATGCCAATCCGGAAACGGCAACAGCAGTGGAACAGTCAGAAACCATTCTTCCTGCTATCCAGCATAAAAATGCAGAACTTCGCAATTCATCAGAACCGACCGAAACAAGCCCTGGTTATTCCGGCGACTTGTACTGTCCGGATTGCGATAAGGTTGTGGAAAAAGGCTATACTTACTGGAACGAAGACAACCTGACCTGGAAACTGTATGAAGACGGCACGCTGAACATCAGCGGTACAGGGGCGATGAAAAATTACAACTATTTTGAAGGCAATCAAAGTCCTGCAAGCCAGAAGAAAGATAGCGTAAAAAAAGTTGTGATTGAAGATGGTGTCACCAGCATTGGAAATGAAGCGTTTGCTGGTTGCAGCAGCTTAACCAGTATTACGATTCCAGATAGTGTTACCAGCATTGGAGAGGGTACGTTTTCTGGTTGCAGCAGCTTAACCAGTATTACGATTCCAGATAGTGTTACCAGCATTGGAGAGGGTACGTTTTCTGGTTGCAGCAGCTTAACCAGCATTACGCTTTCGAACAACATCACCAACATTGGAAATTCTGCGTTTGCTGGTTGCAGCAGCTTAACCAGTATTACGATTCCAGATAGTGTTACCAGCATTGGAGAGGGTGCGTTTTCTGGTTGCAGCAGCTTAACCAGCATCACGATTCCAGATGGTGTCACCAGCATTGGAGATGCTACGTTTTCTAATTGCGAAGGATTAACCAGCATCACGATTCCAGATAGCGTTACCAGCATTGGAGAGGGTGCGTTTTATGCTTGCAGCAGCTTAACTAGCATCACGATTCCAAGCAGCGTTACCAGCATTGGAAAGTATGCGTTTGATAATTGCACCAACTTGACAACCATTTCTCTGAGCTGTAAATCCACATTGAAGAAAAGTGATTTCGGCAAGCAAGCGGATTTGGTTTCTTATACATCACACACATTAAAGAAAACAGAAGCGAAAGCTGCAACTTGCACCGAGAAAGGCAACAAGGAATACTGGACTTGCGAACACTGCAAAAAATATTTCTTGTCGGATGATGTCAATCCGGAAACGGCAATAGCAGTGGAACAATCAGAAACCATCATTCCTGCTCTGAAACACAAAAATGTAACCACTCGTGATGCAGTAGAACCGAATGGAACAAAACCAGGCTATTCCGGCGACCGCTATTGTCCGGATTGTGACACGGTTTTGGAAAAGGGTTATACTTACTGGAACGAAAGCAACCTGATCTGGAAACTGGACGCCGACGGCACGCTGACCATCAGCGGTACAGGGAAGATGAAAAATTACAACGCTGATTACAATTTAAGTCCTGTATACATGAACTCGAAGGTTAAAAAAGTTGTGATTGAAAAAGGTGTCACCACCATTGGAAAGTATGCGTTTTGTAATTGCACCAGCTTAACCGACATCACGATTCCAGATAGCGTTACCAGCATTGGAGATTTTGCGTTTCGTTTTTGCAGTAGCTTAACCAGCATCACGATTTCAGATAGTGTCACCAGCATTGGAAATTGGGCGTTTTTAAATTGTAGCAGCTTGACCAGTATCACGATTCCAGACCGTGTCACCAGCATTGGAGATGATGCGTTTTATAATTGCAGCAACTTAACCAGCATTACGATTCCGAAAAATGTCACCAGCATTGGAAATTCTGTGTTTGAGAATTGCAGCAACTTAACCGACATCACGATTCCAGATCGTGTCACCAGCATTGGAAATGGGGCGTTTTTAAATTGTAGCAGCTTGACCAGTATCACGATTCCAGACCGTGTTACCAGCATTGGAAAGGATGCGTTTTATAATTGCAGTGGTTTAACCAGCATCACGATTCCAGATAGCGTTACCAGCATTGGAGATGGGGCGTTTTCTGAGTGCAGCAGCTTAACCGACATCGTGATTCCAAGCAGCGTTACCAGCATTGAAAATAGGGCGTTTGAGAATTGCAGCAGCTTAACCAGCATCACGATTCCAGATAGTGTCACCAGCATTGGAAATGGGGCGTTTGAGAATTGTAGCAGCTTAACCAGTATCACGATTCCAGACAGCGTCACCAGCATTGAAAATTGGGCGTTTGCTGGTTGCAGCAGCTTAACCAGCATCACGCTTCCAGACAGCGTTACCAGCATTGGAAATGGGGCGTTTTATGGTTGCAGCAGCTTAACCAGCATCACGATTCCAGACAGTGTCACCAGCATTGGAGATTCTGCGTTTTCTGATTGCACCAACTTGAAAACCATTTCTCTAAGCTGCAAATCTTCCTTGAAAAAAAGTGATTTCGGCGACCAAGCGGATTTGGTTTCCGCATTGCACACATTAAAGAAAACAGAAGCCAAAGCTGCGACCTATACCGAAAACGGAAACAAGGCATACTGGACTTGCGAGCATTGCGGAAAGTATTTCTTATCAGATGATTCTAATTCGGAAACCGCAACAGCAGTGGAACTTTCGGAAACCGTGATTCCTGCTCTGGTTCAGATTGCCAAAACGACCACACCAATCAAATGCGTTTACGGTCAGGATATGAACAAGATTGACCTGCGGGATTATGTGAAAAATACTGATGTAGTGGGTGAAGTTACGGTCAAGGTTGCAACCGGTTCTACGCTGCCGGATGGCATGAAACTGGACAACGGTAAAATTTCTGGCAAACCTGCAAAGGCATACGAGGACAGCAAAGAAGTGACCTTTACATTCACAGCGGAAAATGGCAGTACCGCAAACTTAACATTGCTGTTCCTGGTGGAAAAAGCTGACCCGACTGTTGAAGTTGCTGTAAGTGGCGATTCGCACACAGAAGGTGATTTGGTGGGCGAACTGGAGTTGATTCTCAGCGAAAACAGTACCAAGGGTGTTGTGGAACTTGTCAGCGAGATAAAAGCACTGGTTGCCGGAAAAAATACTTTAACATGGAAATTTACCCCGGAAGATGAAAACAATTATCATACAGTGACAGGAACAGTTGTCGTAAATGCACAGACGACAACTACTACCACAACCAAGGCAACAACTACAACGAAACCGAGCAAGACGACTACAACCAAGGTAACAACTACAACGAAACCGAACAAAACCACCACAACCAAGGTAACGACTACAACAAAACCGAGCAAGACGACCACAACAAATGTAACAACTACGACCAAACCGAGCAAGACAACCACAACAAATGTAACGACTACAACCAAACCAAGTAAGACAACCACAACAAATGCAACGACTACAAACACAGCCATTCCATCCTATGGCGATGTCAATTTGGATGGTAAGGTAGATATTGTAGATGCAATTTTCTTGAACAAATATCTCGCAACACTGATACAATTTTCGGATGCTCAAATGGCAAATGCGGATGTAGCCTGCCAAGCAAAACGCAAAAAAGTGACACGCAAAACGCAAAAAACCGCTCTGATTCATCCGATTTACGGGAACCAGAGCGGTTTTTCTTATGTAATATAATTTTTTGAAATCTCATTTTGAGACAGATGAATCTGCTTCTTTTCCGGGATATACTTCAAAAGGTCACTCAAATTGCAATCTAACGCCCCGCAAATTTTATCCAGATGATGGACATTCAAGCGGTCTGCAAGCCCGTTATAAATCATACTGATGGTAGATGGACGAATGCCGCAAAGACGGGACAGTTCCGCTTGTGTCATCTGACGTTCTGCAAGCAGTTCGGAAAGATAAATCTGAATCATAAAATGCCTCCTATGTGTTCTTTTTACAGCAGCATAACGAATTTCGTTATTTCTTCTCTAAAAAAAATACATCAATAATTTTTAATGATAAGTTCCTTGTAAGTGCCTCTGGAAAGATTATTCGGTCGTTCTACGGAGCATATTTCAAAGTCACGGTACAATTCCCGGATAAATTCGCTGTCGTTATAAGACAGGATAAACCGTCCTTTTATACTGCTTAAACACTGTTTTAAGCGTTTGTGATCGGCTTCCGAAAATGCAGCATCATAGTAATGCTCTGTCTTGAAATAAGGCGGATCACAATAAAAGAATGCATTTGGTCGGTCATAATTGCGAATCAGGCTTTCAAAATCCTTATTTTCAATGACCACTTTTTTCAGCCGTTCTGAAATGGGAAGCAGATAATCTGTTGACAGATTTTTCTTGCTGCATCCAAAGTTTTTGGTATTTGCTCCAAAACTGATTTTGATCATAACATAGAACATCGCAGCCCTTTGAATATCTGTGAACCCTCGTATTTTCATCTGTTCCTGTATATCATCAAACCATTCCCTTGCATTGACATAGCCATCAATTTCTTTCTGAAGTTCTCCGCAGTGATACTTGGTACAGCGGAATAAATTGACCAAATCCCGATTCCAGTCATTGTAAATTTCCAGTGGAGCTCGTGGCTGATTTCCGTAAAACAAAACAGAACCGCCACCGCCGAAAACCTCAATATATCGCTGAATGTTGTCTGGAAACAAAGATACAATCTTTTTGGCAAGCAGGGACTTTCCGCCAATCCATGGGATAAAACTTTTCATATAGATACTCCTTTTCTCTTCGTAAATTTTTCAATAAAAAAGAAGCCGCTTCCTGAGATGATCAACTTCAGGGAACGGCTTTTTCCACAATTAGTAGGTTGGGAAAATAAAAAAATTTTCATCCGGTACATCCGGATTGAATAAGCCTATTCTATCATGTTTTTTCATGATTGGTCAATCTGGTTATTTGTCGAATTTTGTAGTTTTTTGTCGATGCTGGCAACATGCCGCAAAATCTGCTGTAAGGCAGAGTCTTCTGCATTCGGTTCTGGTATCGTCTGCGTTGCTTTCGTGAATCCGTTTAATCCGGCATTCTGTATCATGGTTGGATAATCTTTGTAGGCATAATCCAAATCCACATCGCCGGAAATGCCTGGAATACAGCCCGTCCAACTATACTGCCATAGTCCATAAGACCCAGCATAATCTGTTTGCTGTACGCCAATATGGGACAGAAAAATATCATAGCGATTTTTGACTGCCGCACTGAAATTACTTTCCAAGGCAGATTTGAATGTATAAATCGCCGTATAATAACCGGCATTTTCCAATGCAGTGCAAAATGTGGTGCTGAGGGCATCGGCTTGTGGAAGGCAGCGAGCCTCTTCAATATCAAATGCAACTGGATATTCAAATTGTTTTCCCCGAATCGTTTGCAGGCAAACCTTCGCTTCCTGCTCCGCTTCGGCGACAGTAGTGGCGTAACTATACCAGTAAGCACCAACCGGAATACCCAGCTGTTTGCAGGCTGTATGGTTTCGACTGAATTGGTTATCAATCTGAGAAGTTTCTTTGCCATAGCCTGCTCGCAGAATCGCAAAATCTACCAGCCCAGATGCTTTTACTTTTTCCCAGTCAATCACACCCTGTGCATAGGACACATCAATCCCTTTTAAGAGATTTTTTGTTTCAGGCTCTGACTTTTCTATGCCAAAATACTTGTAAAAATCCTCTGTAACTGTGCCATTGCCATTTGTTTCATCCCCAAGCCAGCGGTATCCTGTCCGCACATCCAGATGTGTGTATTGATAACTACTTGTGATGTTAGCGATACCTCCAAACCCCAGATTCTGAGCCTTACAGCACACCGTTTTGCTGCTGATTGGTTGCCCGTCCTGCCCGTAACAGCAGACATCCGCAGCAGTGCCTTTGGTATGCTGTCCGCTGCTTGTACCGCCGACCGCCTTGTCATGCTCTGGACAGCGGTAGCCGCTTGTTACAATGATTTTGCTACAGTTCAGAGCGGTGTAGAGGGCTTCCAGCTTGTCGACCAGTTCAGATGCAATCAAAGTTTCATGTGGCTGTCCACACTGGCAACGAAACTCTCGTGCATTGAAATGCGGGGAAAGCTGTGTTTGGTCATCAAATTTGTATGTAAGAATTGCCATATTGCACTCCTTATTCGACTTCTGGCAATCCAGCAATGCTGGTCAAAACAGACAACACGCCAGCCAGCAGAGCCGCACTGCCCACGGCAATCCAATTGACATCCTGCATCACGGCAGCCACGCCAATCGTTGCTACAGCGGTCTGTGCCATGGTTTTCACGGCTCGAACAGTTGCAGCCTTCGCCCAAAGTTTCCAATTTCTCATACCGATTCTTCCTCCTTTGTTTCATAGTCACCGGAAAGCAGTACCAACATTTCCGGGGTTAGGTCACCGGATGCAAAAATCTGATACTGTCCATTTTCAAGCTGCACTGCTTGAATTTTTGCGTTACCCCAGCCGGTTCTCTGGATGGCTTTTCCTGCTTTCAGCTGTTCCATTGCTTCAATAATATTCATTGTATTTTCCCTCCTTACAAAATTGTGATAGATTGAATCAGCGGATGGCTGTTATTGCTCCGCCCGACCCACACCAAATAATAAGTGCCTGCTGTTACGCCCTCGCAAGGTGTCAGTGTGGTAACATATTCGGTATTTTGCAGCCACTGCAACGACAAGTCCATATAACTGCCTTCCGTCTGTGCTTTGGCGAGAATGTCCGCAGCTGTACCCGTGTCGGACTGTACCAAGCGTAAAATGCCGACTTCCGTACTTCCAGAAAGAAAGCGGATTGCAATTTGCGTGGATGCTGTCACGCTGATCGGCAGCGTGCAACAGGTATAGCAGCTATAATCCCACCCGAAAATAGATGTTCCATAGTTCAGAGCGTAGTTGTTCTTCGCACTGCAAAAATCTGCATAAATCGCTGTAAAATCTGCCACGCTGTAAATCGTACCATTGTAAAGCAAAGATACCTTGTCCCGATGGGTTGCATCATACAACACCGTTGTGGTTGGAGATTCGCCACCCGAAATTTCCAGCACTTTCGGCACAAGGGTATTAAACTTTTCAGCCGTGCTTGCCGTCACGCCCTTTGTGGTCAGGTTCGCTGCAAGCTGCTGCCGCAGTTGGTTTAATTTTGTCAGCTGTTCTGCGATTGTCACCGCCATGTTACACCTCCACCATCGTTGCAAGCACCGTGGATATATCGCCGACGCTGTCCTCTAAGGCTTTGATGCGAGTTGCAAGGTTATTATCCGCCGCCTCTCGCTCTGCGGTCACTTTCGAGTAAGTGCTATGCAAGTAAGTTTCAATGCCGTCCAAAAAATCTTTATTGTCGTGTGTATGGGCGGATTCTTTGAGTACATTAACATCCGGCGACAAATCCAGCACAAACAGCCCGTCCGGTACAATATCCAGAGCGTTGTGAGATACCGTGCTGATGGACGGCAATATCTGCCATGTTTGCTTGCCCATCACCGTCACCAATTTTGCTTTGCAATAGCTTAAGGTCGCTTGCCCATCCCATCCGGGTGTAAAGTCGCCCCAAGATGCAGCGTCACCGCTTATCCCGTTTTTGACGGTTGCTGTGGTTGTACCGTTTTTGTCGGTGATGGTGATGGTTGCTCCGGTGTCCGTTTCGGTGACGGTTGCCGTTGGGGAGTAACCGTCTGCACCGTTTTTTCCGTCTTTTCCGTTTATGCCGTCCTTGCCGGGCGTTCCAGTGTCGCCCTTTGCAGACTGTCCGGAATCCTGATAATTGCCCGTGGTTGCATCATAAATCCACCATGTGCCGTTTTTGATGATCGGCATTTTTGCAATCAGCTGTTCTGCTTGTGCAAGGATGGACTGCATCTCACGGAGAGCTTTGTCAATCGCATCAATTCCGCCTTTGTACTGCTCCAAAATGGAGTTACGAACAACCATCGGGGTCATCTCGTATTTGATCACAACAGTGTCATCCTGCTGACCAACGATTTCCGGCAGCAGCTGACCGGGAACTGCCGTAAAATCCTCGGTAATTGCCCATGTCAGGATGATTTGATTTTCTGTTGTCTCTTTTTCAAGATTCTGCATGACCAGCCCCCCACTGCTGTTGACTGCTCGCAGGGTAAACAGGCAGTCAGACAGATCCGTTTGGTGGTAGTATCGGTCAACGGCGATTTGGATTTTATCGGCGTTCTTTTCGCCGGCACTCAACAAGTGCTTGATATTTGCCGTGTCGATGTATTTTTGATTTGCGGTTAGCATGGTATCATCTCCCTTACAAGTTATTGATAGCATCCCAGAGGGCATTGATTGCGTTTTTAAATTCTTCGTTTTCAACTTTGTTATCTTCTAAATTTTGTATATCTGATACATTCTTGTCAGCATAATTCCAAGCTTCGTCTGCTTTCGCTAAAGCAATTTTTTTAGCACTTGCTGCCACAATGTCCGCATGGCGTTTCGATGCATTTTCGGAGTTGAATGCCAACGACCGCTTTGCAGCCTGTGCCAGCACTCTGGTATCTTTCCCAGTGCAGGAAAATTCCCATCCGCCACGGAACTTCCAGGTCATGTTTGTAATGGTGCTTTCTGCCCATTTCCCGGGCTGATATTCGATTTCAATTCGCTGCCCCAACTTAGGGAAGTGTTCCATGTCATCAAATTTCAGATAGCATTTTAGCTGAAACGGTTTCAGCAGCACATTATGAAACAGATAATTTGCTGCTGCTTCCACAATCGGATATTCGTTTTTGTCGTTTGCGTCCGGAAAGTCTTCTTGATAATTCAAAACCGTTTCCATTCTTCTTCCATCAAAAAAGCAATTGCTGGACAGGTCGATTTCTGCATTTCCCAGCATTGGCTTGTATTCCCTTGCATTTGTCCATCCAGTATCATCATAGGTTTTAAAATAGACCTTTTGAATATAGATGTTATACGATGCCACATCGCAGCTATCTCTTGCAATGGCGGAAAACGGGACACAGATTTTGTCTTTGAAAAAGCCAAACGGGACAAGGGAAAACGGGACTTGTAATGTGTTGTTCTGAATGCTGTATTGATCATTTCGCATACAGACAAAAGAGCAAGCTGGTTTTGCAAGAGCAGAAATATAATCAATCGCACTGTATCGGGTATTTCTGGATTCTCCTTCTTCTGATTTTCGCATCAGTGTATAACCGCTGTAAGAATTTCCCAGTTTTGGATCATCATTCGGGATGGAATTGATATGTTCATAAGCAAGTGGTTTCTCTGCAATCATATTTTGCAGAATGTCATTTGTCCATGTGACAACATCGGTGACAATTTCATGCAGAGAATAAACACCGCCGCCGCCGGCTTCTCCTTCATAGCCTTCCAGCTTTTCTCGCAGCTTTTTGGATACTTCGCTTTCATCGTCATCAACTTTTCCAGAACCAGACGAAATGGAATTGTTATTTAGCCATACCAAGGCATCCGATGCCCGAAGCGTGTACAGCGTTTTTTTACGGGATACAGATGTCACCCAGAACATTCCACGGAAAATCCAATCTGACGGCTTAGGCTCTTTTTGATAGCAGCTGTACAGAATGATTTTTGCACCATACAGGTTATATGCATTGATGCCGTCTTGCTCTAAGTGCAGCTGAATGGACAATTCTGCCGGACGGACACTGCCAAGGGAAAAGGTGCTGCTGTCGCAGGCAGAGGACTTGATGGAACAGCTATTTCGGACAATATCAGAATCGGTAAAAGCAATGTCCGTTGTGTATTCAGCATAATCACCATTATCCAGATAGCAGGGAACAGAGAGAATGCCCTTGACATGCTCATAAATAACCATTGTTACACCTCCTCCAGACTGACGGAAAACTCATATGCTCCCGTGTGATAATCATTTCCCTTGTAAAAATCATAGAGCCGCTGCAAATAATCGCCATATTCCGAATCAACATCATAAAAAAAGGATACATCATCAAACCAGTGTGCGTTGCGAAAATTGCTTTCATTTGCAATCGTCTGAATCTGAATCTCACTGGTTTTGCGAAATGTTCCATGTTGTTCTTCAATATCTGTCGTGCTGCGATAGAAGAAAAAGCACTCCGGCTGCGAAAAATAGTCTTTCAGCATGATCAAGCTTTGTAGATCGGTTTCGATTTTTAAATCAATCTTTCTTTTTCCAATGCGGACTGGATAGGTAATGGTCTGACCGCTCTCGTTTTCATAAGTGCTGACAGTTTCCGCATAGGACACATCGAACTGCAACAGATTCCGCATCAACGAATTATCATAATAAATCGTCCAGATGCGGATCTTGCCATCCACATCCTCATTCCATACAAATGTACCGCCGTTCTGATCGGTACAAGTTCCAGGGATGGTATCATCTTTGGTGTAAATATTGCCGTTTTCGCCCAGATAAGAGCCATCTCCCTGCGGTGTGCACTGCACAGAGCAGTCTTCAATGATTTCGTTTCCATTTCTGTCCGCAGGATGTCCATTCCGGTCTAGTCGAATTGTTCCGTCCTTCCGAAAAACCAGTACATCATGGTTGTTTTTTTCAACGATGGTATCCGTTCCAATTTTCGTGATTGTTCCCAAATCGTCCAGTGTCGCCCATGTGTTGGCACTATCTTCATACGCATCCACCCGAATGCCGATCACTCGAAGGTAGGCAGCATATGGGAATTGCTCTCTGGAAATGGTTATCACACGCTCCACCCCCCACTATTTGCATTGGCTCTGGTTATGGCGTTCACAACGACCGTTTCAAGCGTTTCATCGCCAATGCTAATCGGAATGATGATGTCACCCTGCGGCTGAGAACTGGACGGAGCAGCGGTTGATGTACTTGCTGCTGCAGGGGCTGCATACGCCTGTTGCAATACAGGACTATACGCTGAAACAGCTGCTGCACCCTGTGCATTCATGATGCCTAAGGTAGACGAAACGGCGGCGTTTGCCATATTCGCAGACACAGCGGAAACGCCTGGAGCTCCTTCTCTGATGCCGATTGCAAAACTTTTATCCCAGCCACCATGTGCGTTCATGGTATCCAAAGTGGAAGAAACGGCAGTGTTTGCCATATCTGCGGATGCGGTGGAAACGTCTGGGATTCCTTCTTCGATACCGATTGCAAAACCTTCGTCCCAGTCACCACCGATGCTTTTGGAAAGTTTGGAAGGGGAATGAGAATCAATACTGATTCTCAGATGTGCTTCTGCCACTTTCCCCAACGCTTTGACTGCTTCTTCTACCATGCCTGCATTGTCTGTAATCCCAGTTGCAAAACCGCTGTCATAATCCAAACCGATGTCCTGTGCAATCTTGTTCAGATTGTCACCATTGTTCAGACGTTCTTCAATGTAACGATTCAGGGCATCCAGTTTTTCTCCCTCGCTCATGCCGGATGCTGACAGTGTATCCAGAAACGTCTTGCCGGCATTATCTGCGTGTTCGCCGGTTTTGATTTCCAGTTCCACTGCAGCATCTTCTGCAAGCCGTTTTGCATCGTTCAGGTCTTCTGCAAGAACAGAACCGGGCTTTTCTTCCGCCATTTGCTTCAAGGTTTCATAGTGCGTTCTTGCTTCTTCTTCCTGTGCTTTCAGCTGCTCTGCCGTGGCAGTCGAAGCGGTCAGCACATTGTTTTGTAAGTCACTAAAAGCCTGCGTTACGGTGTCCAAATCTCCGCTTGCATAGGCTTCGGCTGCTTCCTTGTATGCATGCATGGCATCTGCACCTTTTTCCAACTGCGTGGTGGATTCGTAGTATGTTGTACTCAATGTCTGAATGCTGTCGTTGACACCGTTTAACTTTTCCCGCATTTCATCATATGTTTTGGATGCATCTGTATCGTTCCAGATTGATTCCGTTTTTCCATTGATGTCCGTTAAGGTGTAGGTGTTGTCTAGCTTAAACTGTGCCATTTCATCAATGATTTGCTGACGTTCTTCCTTTTTCGCCTGCAATTCCTGATTCTGTTCTGTAACTGCCTGCAGCAATGCCGGACGTTCCTGCTGGGCTTGTTTGGATGCTTCCCCCAACATATCCAGATAATTTTGTGCGTGCTGCTTGTCAATTACTTCATCAATCGCACCTGCAATTTTGCTGTAACTGTTGACAACCTCGCCGTTTTTCTGGATTAAGCCGTCCGATACGGTCAAACCTGTATAGCTGTATTCGTCCAGCTGGTCAATCAGGCTTTGCACCTTTTCTTCTTGCCCTGTTTTAATCGTACCGTCTGCGTTTATCAACGCCATCAAGGAATCTTTCAGCTGATTGACTGCTTCATAGTCAGAATCTTCTACCATGCCGTCTTGACTGATTTTCTGGTGCATTTCTTCCCATGCCTGCGTGCATTCCTGCGTCTTTTCAATGGATTTTTGTACTTCGTCTGGAATCTTTGCAGCGGAATCCCGAACATCTTCCAAGTGGTCTTTCCATTCCTGCGACTTTTTCTTTGCATCTGCAATCAGTACAGAACCAACGCTCACAACTGCACCAATTCCCAAGGCAATCCACCCCAATGGATTAGATGCATTCAAAATCTGGAAGGCAGTCTTAATGGTTTTGACTGTGTTGACGGTGGTCGTTCCGAAATCCACAATCTTTTTTACCGCAAAGGCAGCTGCAATTCCAGCAGCAATCGGCTTTGCATGCTCTACAATTTCATCCAAGTGTTCAGAAACATAGTCAATTGCCTTTTCGATTTTCGGCATATATTTCTGCGTGATGGGAATAATGACATCCATTTCGACTTGCCGTTTCAGTGCAGCAGTTTTGTCTGCAAAGTTGTCATAATTGATTTCTTCGATGGATTCCATCGTGCCTTTTACATCGCTGTAAGTGTCGTTCACATTGTTCAGAGAGGTAATGACCTTCATCGCATTGTCTTCGCCCAAAGCACTCCAAACAGAGGATGCAATGGACAGGGCTTCCTGCTGGTCTGTCATATTGGATAAGTCCGAAATGATGGAGTTGAACACATCCTTCTGCGATGCTTTCCCGTTCTGCCACTCTGCAAACAGATTTCGTGTTCCCAGCGAAAACTTGTCTACATTTTCTTCGATTCTGCCGTCAGAAAGAGATATGGAAAATTCCTTTACAAAGTCGTTGACTTTATCCAGATTGTATGCACCGCTGTCCAAGCCATTTTGCAGGATGGAGAACATCTCTTCTGCGGAAAATCCAGCCTGTTCCCAAATCTGCGAATACTCCGCCAGATTGTCAGAGAGTTCACCGCTTTTGTCCAACCCATTTTGTGTACCTTTTGCAATGTAGTCGAAGGCTTCTTCCGCACTCAATCCCATGTTGCTCATCAGAGCGTTGACCCCTCGCAGCGTTTCGTTCAAATCTGTTCCGAAAATACCAGACATTGCAATGGCATCCTGTGTGATTTGCTCCAGCGTGCTGGAATCAATATCGCCAAACTGCTGTTTTACCAGGGCAGCAGCCCCAGCAACTTCTTCCAGATTTTCACCAATGCCGCTGGTATAAATCTTTTGGATGGAATCGCTCATGGCATTCATTTCTTCGGTGCCGGCACCTGTAACAGCAGCAACCTGTTTCATAGCCTGTTCGTAATCCGTGCCGATTTCCGTAATTTCCTTCGCTCCATATGCCAGCCCAGCAGTCGCCATGACTTTCTGTAGCTTCTCGGAAAACTGGTCTACAGATGTTCCAGCAGCTTCAAAACTCTTTTCAGCATTTTGCGGAATCGTAGAAAACGACTGACTTGCAACTTCTTCCACGCTCTGTAATTCGGATTCTGCTTTCTCAGCAAATCCAGACACATTCCTTTCTGCGGTTTGGAAAGAAGATGAACCATCTCGTACTTCTTCCCATGCCTTTTTCATGGCATCGGATGCTGTCATTCCGGCTTCTTTGTAGGAATTTGCCAGTTTTGCAACCTGGGACTTCATGCTGTCAAACGCTTTTTCTGCTTCTTTTTCAGAATTGGTAGCAGTGGATACAATGGATTCTTCTATTTCTGCCAATCCCTTTTCTAATCCGCTTTTATCAATTCCAGTGTCAAAGACCAATGCCTTTTCTTCTGCCATTTTCTCTCCTCTTATCCAAATAAACTGCCGACCTCTGCTGCGGTCATGGGCTTCTGTGGAATCGCAATTGCACGCTGAATCTGCAAAATCCTTTTCCGTTCTTCCTTGTCTTTGATGCAACCAATATTGATACACCGATACGCAATTCGCTGTTTTGTGCTGCTTTTCTCCGGCAGCCCTTCAAATAATGCGTTAAATGCAAACCAGTGCAGCGGTGTTGTCTGCAAGTTGATTTGATAGTATCGCAAAAAATCAGAATACAAATACACGCTGTCATGCAGATACGAAAAAACGGGAGTGGAACGTACTCCCGTTGCTTTTCGTTTGGACTTTGGCAGACGTTCGCAGGCAGCAAATTCCTGTAATGCCTGATAAGCGGCTGCTTTGTTTCCCGGAATTGTGTTTCGATACCAGTTCATTGCAAGTGTGACTTTTTCGATGTCCGTCAAGTCTGCGTCTTCATGCAGAAAAAAGAAGGAAATCCAATCCCGAAAGCTGGTGTGAACTGGATAGTTTTTTCCGTTCACTTCCACACTGTCCGGCAGGCGGTCAGTCAGGATGTTATACCAATTCTCGTGGGACATATCGTTTCGCTGCCTCCGTTAGTCGCAGTGCTGCTGCCATTCGCTGTTCCAATATGGCTTTTATCAGCACGGTAAAAACTTCATCGTACATTCTGGCGTTGTCCGGCATCCCTGCAAATACAGCCGCAGCTGTTCCATCGCCAAAGAGAGCATCAAAAAAATTACGATAACTCTGACAGTATTTTCGAATCACTGTTGCCGGATTGTCGTTCAGCGTGTCTGCAGGATTTGCAGACATCGCATCATAAGCGGCTTGATAGCGTTCCATGAAACTTGCATCTTCTGCATCAACATGCAGTTTCGTGCCATTGATGGTAACTGTATACAAATCCTGCATCAATTACTTTTTCACCTCTACATTCTTTTCCGTGCTCTTTGCACTCTGACTGGCAACAGTGCTTTCTGCTACAATTTTTACCGTTTGGAAATCGCTATCAAACGATACTCTGCATTTAGTCTTCGCTCCACGGGACTTAAAATCACCGGAATAGGTCATGCAGTCGGTCGTGTCACCATTGCTGGATGGCACAATCGTATAGCTTCTCACAGTTGCTTCGGCGGAATATGTTGGTACTTTATCGCCCGAACCAGTTAAAGTTGTCATATCGGCTACAATGATTTTACGAACTGCATCAAAACCAGTCAACTCGTTTTCGGTAATCTTTACAATTTCTTCCAACGCCTCCTGACCGACATACTGGTCAAAAGCGTAGTTGATGCTCTCTGCATAGCTCTTCACGTCTGTCCGTTCGGTGTCTTCGTCCACATACTGTCGGCTGTACTCGCTTGCATTTGCGTTAAACGTCTGTGTTGTGAAGCCTTCCAGACGAACATACTTGGATGTGCTGTCAGTCTTCACTTCCAGAAACGCCAGCTTTTCGGAACGCTTTCTTGTTTTTAAACTATCAATACCCTTACCCATTTTTCCAATACCTCCATGATTGTAAATAGGTGATTCGCAGCTGGATTTGATAGCGTGATGTTTTTTCCGTCACCTCTACTGCATAGCCGCTGCTAATCACTTGCATGCTTCTGACTGTTTTCCCTTCGCCAAAGTCCGGATAGATTCCGGCATCATCGTTCTGCTCGACCCAATCAGCAAACTTTTCGTAAAATTCAGAATTCTGGATGTTTTGTATAACATCTCGACCATACGGTTCTCGGCTGGAAAATGTCAGTTCGATTTGGCGGATGCTGGAACCGTCCACATATCGCTTTACGATTTGCTCGCCGGGAAGAATGTCAATGGTGTATTCGATTGGGTCAACGCCCAACCGGTCAACCCCTAAAATTCGCTGATTTTCCAGCAGGGGACAGGTGGAAAAATAGTCCCATACTGCCTGTATCATTGACACAATATCACGCTCCGTTCAATATTTTTTGTGTGCTTCTTTGAATAGCATCTCCATGTGCCGTCATCGCACGTTTTACCCAGTATCTGCCACGTTTGCCAGTAGACAGCCCTTTGTAGTATTGCTTGCGTGCATATGGGGCAAGATAGCGAATCCTGCCGCTGCCGATTTTCGTTCCTAAAACGCCAGAATCTCGCAGCATGCCAGTCTTGAACGGAACGTATGGGTCGCTTTTTCGCAGCACCTCACTGTCTACAAACTTTTGTGCTTTTTGCAGGCGGTCGGAAAAATCTTTTGCAGTCGGCATGCGAATCTTAAAACCTGTAATCAATTTGCTGTCACCTCGATGTGCTGAACCGCTGCAGAGCCATACCGGCAATCTGCAACCGCTGTAATGGTGTGTTTGTTTGGCAGTGTCTGTATTTCGTGCAGTTCTTTTTCTTCCGAAATAATGCCACGAAACAGCAGGTCATCCCGTGCCGGAACGTAGTCTGTCACAGATGATGCAGGAATGCAGACATAAATGCTGTCACTCTGCTGCACCTCTTTTCCGTTCTGTCGGCTGCCAATGGATTCTTCCCAGTACACATTCCTGATGACATGGCGACGAAAAACAGGGCGGTGATTGACCGCCCCCTCTGGATGATAAATTGTAATCGCATCGCAGTTCGTAAACATCAATCACACCCCCGATACATCAGCCCTGTGCGTCCTAAATACCGCAGACAAATGCTGTACAGATAATCTGCAACGCTCTTACCGCTCAGCAGAGCCGTCAGCGTTTCTGTCGGCGTGCTGTATGTTACGCTGTAATTGTGCTGCGTTTCGGACTTTTTTGCACCGCTGCCGTCAGTGCTGGCATACACCTGCCGCTGTAGTTCAAACACCTCCGCCAACGCACACGCACATTTTTTAACCTGCTCCGCAAACGGTTCCGGCACGCTGCCGGTAAGCCGCCCGAAGGTCACATTGTCGATATAGTCAGATGCACGGGCGGCAGCCGTGCGAAATACCGCCGCATCTGGAAACACCGTGCCGCAGTAGAAATCCTGATAGTATGGAAAATCTGCATAGACTGCCATCCTTATACCTCGGTTCGCTTCACATAGACGGTTTTCGGCTTAGAGATACCAATCCCATAGACCTTTCGACCTTGTACCGCAGAAGATCCGATGTACTTGTTTGTCAAATTGTTGATGGCAACTGGAACAGACCATTCCTGCACCCGGTGGCACCAGTTCGGGTGACCGCAAATGAATTCTGTAGTGGTCTTCTTGCCGCCGACAATCGTAGTATCCTCGAACATCGTGTTGTTAGATTCAAAAACGTTATACCCTGCGATTCTGCCAACCACCCCGGACTGTACCAGTTCCTGGGACAAGTCCCCCTGCCGGATGTAATGGTCATCAGACAGCAGGACTTCCATAAATTCCGGAGAAGCAATCAGCCAACGCCGTCCATCGTTCGGCACGCCCATTCGGGACTGTGTCCGTTTCGCAGCCAAAACTGCCTTGTATGCGGTACTGTCGGTGCAGGCAGTCTTCGTGGTTGCAATGGTGATACCAGTTGTTTCTTCCAGTGCCCGGATAGATTTCGTATCCATAGACAGCCCCAGAGAGTAACCAGCACTGTCCAGCCGTTCCGCCTTGATGCCATCCGGCACAGCAGCTGCTTCAAAACCGTCAATCATTTCATTAACCGCTTCGTCATTGTCAATCGGCAAATTGAAATAGGTTGTAGAACCAGCAGAAATATCTACACCGTTCTGCCGGTCATACTTTTTCACTTCCACCTCAGTGTCCCGTACCGGCACCTTTACCATACCGGCTTTCGGGTCGCCTTCGTAGCGGTTGTTAAAAATGAGATTGTCCTTGGTGACGAGCGTCGCACGCAGCTTTTCGTCTACCAGCTTCGAGTATCGTTCCTGTAAAGCATGTGCCATAAGTAAATTCCTCCATTAGTTGTGTTTCAAATTTGGGTTCATAGCGTAAAAGGCAGACTCGACACCATCCATTGCCTGCGGTGTGCTGTGTGATGTCGGGGCAACCGCCGGATGATTTGGATTCAGCAAAAATGCATCCGGACAGGTCTTTCTCAAATCCTGCACCGCCTCTGTTCCGCCGATCAGCTCACCCTTGTCATCAAACTGCAGCTTTTTATCCAGCAGCTGCCGTTTTAAATAGTCTGCATACACGGCATTTGTCATGCCCTGCTGCTGGACAAACTGATCCAGGCGGTCGCTGTAATCCTTTGCTTTGCGGTCTGCCTCTGCCTGCTCATACTTTTTTTGCCAATCGGCTGCGGACTGCTGAATGCCATCAATGTCCATATCCTTGTAAGATTGGATGGTCTTGTTGGCTTCATCCAGCTGTGTTTTGGTGGCTGCTGCAGCGTCCTGTTCTGCCTGGATGTCGGCAGTGTAAGTTTCGGTGATCTTCTGCACCGCACTTTCATCCGTCACACCAAGGCTTTCTAAAAACTTCTGGTCAATCATGTGCTTCCTCCTGTTCCTGCAATTCTTCCAGCGTGATCCAACTTTTGCCCATGCTGTGAAGAAATGCGGTTACTTCTTCCTGTGTGCCTGTGATTTCAATAGTCATATGCCTGCTCCTTTCTGATTTTGGGTATAAAAATAGCACCCGAAAGAGTGCTGGTTAGGTTTAGATTCCGGCTTTGCTCTGCAAAATCATTGCAATCACAATCAACATTGCAATAACGCTGCAGAGGATTGCTTGCCACTTTGCCTTTTTTTGCTCTTTGGTTGTCATGTCCCATGGCGTTTCTCGCTTTGGTAGTGACGTCCTCACTTCTGGAACGCCATCATACAAAGCGATAGCATCATTCGGCAATTCGCTTTTCATTAAAGCACTTCTTTCCTTTTCTTCATCAATGTAATGACGTACATATACCGTTTCTTCCTCATCTAAATACACGATTAAGCACCTCTTTTAGCTCAATGGTGTCAGGTTCTGACAGTGTTGCCTTTACTCTTGTCCGCATGTCAACCACCTTATCAGTATCAAATACCACGCAAAGTGTATGGATGCCTTGAACTTTGCCTACGTTTTCGACAAGCCGAACACCTTCCAGTTTCACGCCGCCGACATACACAGCCCCACTTTTGCCGATAAAAATAGGCGTGTATCCCAACTTTGTCTTGCTTGTCCAAATAGGCTTGCTTCCTGCTTTAAACCTATCTCTTTCCGTGTCTTTCCACATTGCAGTGATTTCTTCGTCTGTGAGTCCGTCATAGTCTGCAGGGTCGTAATAGCCGTTCATCATTGTAATTCCTCCTCAAGGCATGAAAAAAGCACCCTTTCGGATGCTCTATATGTTTGAATTGTGCTGGCGTGCAGCGGTTTCAATCTTTAGAAACAATTGTAAAAGGCTGAATCATTTCCGGTAAAAAGTTGATTTCGTAGTGATACGGGTCAACATGTGCTCCACTAATGTCTTCAACTGTATAAATCGTCCATTCGTTCAGGTAAACATAGTTAACTTTGTATTCGTTTTGTCCGGTTTCCAGTGTGACAACAAGTTCATTATCATCATTATTGGAAATAGAAAAATAGCCGACCATCTCCAACACAGGTTTATCAGAACGGGCATTGATAACTGTCAGCCTTCGTTCTACATTAAAATAGTCCGCTTGCTTTTGTACATTGTATCTCGCACGAGTGGATTCTCTGCACCCTGTAAAGGCAACCGCACAGCAAGCAAGTCCAGCCAGAACCGCCATCCATTTCTTTTTCATCAAATTTCTTCCTTTCAAGCACTGCTTAAAAATAATTTAATCGGTATTTAAGCATGAAAAAAGCACCTCGCTGAGATGCTCATTTCGCTGTTAACTATCGCTCAACAATACACCAATCTTCCGCTAGCATATCGGTCTGGCTGGCAAGCCAACCAATACAATATTTATTGTCTGCCGTTTTCATAACAACAGTATCAGTAAACGGATAGCTTCCATCTCCGATTTCTTCCGTTAAAAGCTTTCCATCTGCGAGGTAAAGATACATTCCTTTGCCGTTCCATCCGATTCTGGCAACTTTCTTTCCAATTTTCAGTGCTTCCAATGCGTCGCCAAATGTCATTTTTCTCATGGTTTTCTCCTTTCAGGCATGAAAAAAGCACCTCATTGAGATGCTTTAGTCAACTGTTTTTATGAAATAAATCCCTTTGCTTCTTTTATAATCTTTGCTGCTTTCTTCATTAAAGAATTTTCCTCCAGATATTCCAGCCCTTTTATTGTGATTGTTGTTTTTGGCAACACTGTAACAGATGGAAAATCTTCGTCAACATACGTTTTTATATAAAGATTTTCGATATATCCAGCTTTATACAATTGAATCAGCAGTTTATTTCTTCTGTTTTCTGAGATTTTCAATCGTTCTGGAGAAATTGCGGTTTCATCGAAAGTGTCTGAATCCATAGCCGCTTCTAACGCTTTTAGTATCTTGTATATGATTGTAAAATTATTCATTTCTGCTCCTTTAAGCCGCTAATATTTTCAATTCCGTTTACTGAGCCGATAAGTTGTTGGCATGGTTACTTCTCCTCGAAGTTAAAAATCAAATTTGCTTTCTATCAGTCGCTTTATTGATGGGTTTTCCCCATCATATGATTCAATCCCAAGTAAATGCAATCCAGCTATAGCAAATTCTCCAACTGTAAAAGCCACTGACCGTAAATAACGACCATCATTCTTTAATGATGTGATTTCGTTTATAATTTCTTTATCACTTGTTTTCTCTTTAACAGCACATATAATAGCGTCGATTTTTATCAATATTGAATTGGAAGCAAATCCTTTTTTTATTGATGCGATGTCTCCTTCGAGCATGTTGTTTATCAATTTTTGACCATCATTCTCCATAGATTGCTTTCCTTTCATTTTCTCTTAGAATTTCAAGCCGTTCCACAATATCTTGTCTTTTAAGAGATTTTGCAAATTCAATTTCTTTTTCATAGGCATCGTATTCCATTTTCCATCTTTTGTCTCGGTCGAAAAGTGTAGCCATTCCGCCCCATCCTTCTGATTCATCATCCTTTGCATGCTGCACTTCGTGCAACCATGCAGAATAACTTGCTCCGTCTTCCATAACTATTTGTCCTGGTTCACCTCTCCGCAAGCCTGGCTGATATCCCATAGACGAGTTTCCAGAACGGCGAATAACATCCACTTTTCGCTCTGATAAATAATCAAGAAATTGTTGCAATTCTTCAGGATGTGATTGTTCTGCACTTCCTAAAACTTCTCGCATAGGGTCGTCTTTTGTGTGGAACATGTCTTTTTCTTTTATTGTACCACTTCTACCGCCAGAAGTCAACCCACTTTTCTTTGCAACATGCACGGCTTTTTGTGCCGTTGACCGATTGAATCCAAGCACCTGTTCCCGGAACCGGTCACGGTCTTGTCCGGTTTGCCTGCAAAAGTCTTTCAGCTTTGCTTCATTGTTTTTCAGGTAACGTGCTGACCGGTCAAATTCTGCCTGTGCTGTCGCTCTGGTCGCTTCATCTGTGGCACTGTTCACGCCTTCCTGTGCAGTGATGCAACGCCGCTTCCAGGCTCGGACTCTTCGTTCCTGTGCTCGCTGCATCTGGCTGATTTCATATTCCGTGTACAATTTTCTGTTGTACGAAATACACGGTTCATCCAGCTTTTTCAGTTCCTCCGGCGTGTAATTTGGTGTGCTGAATCCCGGATAATAAGCATGCCAGTTATGGCGGCAGTTCCAACCTTTGAACCCTTCGCCGCTGCCATAACCGATTTCAGAGAGGGTAAAAACTCGCAGCCCGTCAATGATTTTTCCGGCATCTTTTCCGGTTATTGTAACAAGCTGCCCCTGCCATTCTGCATGGTCAGGTCTTGCACCGCTGTGGGCAGTGATTTCCATGAGATAACAGCCTGCATCTTCTGCTTGTCGTAAAGAAACCGCTGCAGCTGTCTGACCGACACCTGTCAGCACGCACCGCCGAACAGCAACATCCATGCGGTCGGTGTGTCCAGTCGGGTAAGAAACTGTTGCCCCTGTGTCCGCCAAGGCTCGCAGAGCGTTCATGATTGCTTCCTGATAACTGAATGCCCCGGAGGATACCTGCATATATATCCGGTCACAGGTCTGAATAAATACGGTCTGTGCCTGCGTTGCAGTTGTGCTGACCAGATTTCGCATCGTGCCAAGTGTCTTTTTGTATCCGGCTTCCAGCACTTGTCGGGTGCTGCTGTCCTGCCGGATGTCAATGGGTAACGCTCCGGCAGCTTCATGCAGGCTGTTGTCAATGGCGACCGTCTGCACACCAGCATCTTCAAATAACGCCCGAACCTGTGCCGTGCATGCATCTGTGCGGTCGGCAATCAGCTGCACAATGTCATCATACAATAAGCCGGCAGCCTGTAAGACTTCCAGCTGATGTTTGGACGCTTCCGAAACATACCCCATTTTCAGGATTCTGCGGATGACCGCTGACAAAATATCATCTTCTAATTGCTGATATAGAGCAATGATGCGGTCAGCAGATGGTTCGTATTGCTGCCGCATTAAAATGCACCACCGTCAAACAAACCACCTGCATCCTGCTGTTCCGGCAGCAGATTTCGTGCTTCTTCCTCCGTACATTGAAAATGATATTGCAGAAGCTGCTCCGGTTTCAATACTCGTGCCTGTACCATGGCAAGCTGTCGGTTGAACTCCTTTTCTGTGTCCTCCAGCACGCCATCCCCAAATTGACAGGTAATCGTTGCATCGGTATTGGAATTTTGGAAGAGCAGGCGGTCATAAGTCAACACCGCTGCTGCCAGCTGTTCCAGAGCAGTCTGCAAATTTTTCTGGATGTCACACACTCGCACAAAGGAACGCTGCTTGCTGCTTTTGACTTCCTCTGCCGTTTTTTCAACGTCCGAAACCTCGGAAATTGTTCCATAACTCAGCCCGGTCGTATTCTCGATTTGCCGGAATATCTGGTTGAGGGCATGAAAATACGAATTGTCCCGCACCTCCGGGGAAAAGGTATTGTAGATGGTTTTTCCGCCATCTCCGGTCGCTTCCAAGCAATGATACATCCGCTCCCGTCCCTTTGGCAGTACTGGCTGATTGGTTTCCGGGTTAAACCGGAATAAATCCTCGCTGGCATCAATCGCCCGTTCGGACGATTCTAATTCCCAAAGAATCCGCTCCCATTGTTCGTCTGCATCCCGGATAAATCCAACCGCATCTGAAAAAGCGGATACTCCCAGCGGACAGTCTAAATCAATATTATTGGTGTCCGGCATCTGAAACACTGCAAACAGTGGCTGTTCTGCTGGAAATGTGATGGATTCCAAAAGGGATGCCCACTGCGGAACTTCCAATAGACTACAGGGCGTTCCCAGCACGCCAACCATTGGCGACCGGAAACAGCGATTCTCTACAGTATGACTTCCGTTTTCATAGGTATGGATTTCGATGCGGGTATAGCAGTTCTTTTCCATCACTGCATACTCTGTGCAAGCAATTGCTGTACACTGGTCATCGGTATACTGGATGGGTAAATACCGCCCCTGCGGTACCAGATCTACAAAAATTCCTCCTGCCGCATAGCAAGGTTTCATCAGCAGTCCGCCGGAGGCAATGCCATAATCCAGTTTCTGCCGCAGTTTGGGTAAAAATCGCTGCAAAATCTCTTGCAACCGGGAATCCGCTGCAGTCAAATCAAACTCTGTCAGTGTCAGTCGTTTCAATTCTCTGGATACGACCGCAGGAATTTGCAGGGAACGCACTCTCTGATTCACCCAGGCTGCCTGATTGCAGTAAAGCGTTTCCCAGAGCTGCAAATGTTCCTGCATAACGCCACTGACGGTACATGGTACGCCAATCGCAGCGGCAATTCCATTCATATCAATCATTTCATCACCTCCGCCGTAATTCTTTCAGGGTGTGCTTCATCGCTGTCCGCACAAAATACCGCATGTCATCCATGGCATGGTCATATTCTTTGATGACCTGATCTTGTCCCTTGGATTTTCCGTCCCATCGGTATTGCCCAAATTCCCGGATGATGTCTTTGCATCCGGCACAAATGTGAAGACGGTCTAAAGCAAGCAGCGTGCCAACATCCCGGATACCGTCCAAAACAGAATTATTTGCCTTGTAAACCCGGAATTTTCCGTGCCGCCGAACGCATTCCATAAAAGAAGCAGCGGACGGGTCAATAATAACTGCACGCACAAATGGATAGAGTGTTCCGACCAGCTGCTCCAACGCTGTGTAATGCTCTTCATCCGTTCGGGAATTTTGTTTCCGCCCATCATAATAGTACTCCCGCAATCTTGTTGCATTGCCGTTCGGGGTCAGATGCCACAGTCCGATCGAAGTTGGATTTCGGGTACCATAGTCGCAGGAAACCCAAAATGTTCCCGTTCCGGCAGGTGGCATGCAATCCGGAACCACATGCCTGCTGCGGTCGAACATCGGATACACCAGACCTTCTGCCATTCGCCAAAGCCCCAGAATATACCGCTCATAGAATACACCGGTATACATTCGCTCGTATCGCTGCCGGACAGCATCGGACAGTGCATAATTGTCCTCCATGGTAAAATGCAGGTGCAGCCGATTTTTCCCAGATGCAGCTTCTCCGCCAACCCAGTTCTGAAAAAACCAATGTTCTTCGCTGCCGTCCGGATTGCAGTTAAACCAGAGCCGGGAATCCGTAACGGAACAACGGGCAACTGCCTGATCCACAAAGGATTGCGGCATCAAGGCGGCTTCATCCAGCAGCACGCCTGCCAGAGTGATGCCCTGAATCAGCGTATAACTGCTTTCGTCCTTACCGCCGAAAAAATAATAGCGGTTTTCATGTCCCAGCCACTGCACATCCATGTAGTTTTTGGATAAATTGATTTTCGGCTGTACAATGCCCTCCATCCATTTTTGCAGGGGCTGAATGACGTTTCGTTTCAAGCTGTCAATGGTCTTTCCGCAGAAGGCAAAGGATTCCCGGTCAAAATTCCGCATGCTCCAGATCAAAAATCCAATGCTCATTGCCATTGTTTTGCCGGAACGTACCGACCCATCGCATACAATGGCATCATACTGCTTGCTCTCCGGCATCGCCCACCAGAGCATTGCTTGCCGCTGCTTGGGAGAAAAGTTCTGAAATATCATGACAGTCCCTCCTCCAGTTTTTCCAGCAAGTTGGAAATCTGCTTGGAACCCGTTTCATTCTGTTCTCCGGCAATCATTGCCTGCAATTCCGTTTCTGCGGTCAGCAAATCCGGATGGCTCTTCAAAAATTGATGCAGTTCCAAATGTCGCTTCTGAAATTCTTCTGCCAGCTGTTTTCGTTGCTTGCGTCCCGGCGTATTAAGGTAGGCAGCGAGAAAAGTTTCCAGCGTGGAAAAGTCTGCCTGCTGCTGTTTGGCTTCAAACTGTTCCATGCCGGCTGCCAGGATGCGAATGCTATTCTTTTTTCTGTTCATGGACAGTTCCTCCTTCTAAAAAAATGAGGGGCAGAATTGCCCCTGTATGCCGTTTTCTGTTTTTGTGGAATCTGTTTCGGGTGGAATTTCTTAAACGATTCTACAGGCGTTTAAACACCTTTTAAACGCTCTTTTCTCTGGGCAGGCTCCGCCATTCGGATGTTGCTGTAAAATCCGTTTTGATTTTTGTTGCAAACGCCGTTCCGGCGGGACGAATCTACCGCCGTGCAGACGTAAGCAAGTTTTTTTGCAAAGGTTTAAATTCCGATTACGGGTAATGTGACGGAATAGGTTTTTCCAAGAATGGGAATGGCAACTTTCGCTCGCCGCTGCCGCAGCTGTATGCTCTGAATCTGTCCTTCATATTGCCGCAGCATACCGGAAAGAATCATACAATCTCCGCTTGCGGTCACAAAGACACGAGAAGCAGAAATCGGGAAGCCCTTGTTCCAGAGTAAGCGAATATATACTTCTTCCCGGCTGGACAGAGAAGCTGGTCGGCTGCCCTGCTTTAAAAAATACAGCACACCATCTGCCTGACAGATGTCATAATAGGACTCTGACCGCAAAGGCTCTGGAGATTCTAAAAACAAATATCCGGAAAAAATCGGTTCTGTCCGGTCTGTCCAGGTACCGTCTTTCCGGATGGACAGGGTTCGCTGCGGACAGCGGATAAAGTATCCTCGTTTTCGCAGGCTAGCTGCTACTTCGCAATCCATTCCGGGTTTTACCCGAATCACATACATACTCATGCCTTGTCCTCCTTCTGCTTTTCCTTCATGAACCGCCGCACTTCCTGATATAAATCCGGTCGTTCTGCTGCCATCGCTTCAAAAATCAAATCCCGGAACTGTTCCGCTCCGTTTTCCAGTGCATCCCGTGTTTTGACATCTACATTTTTCTTGTATGCAACCGCACGGGTTAAGGCAACTGCATTTTTGGAAAGTGTATCAAAATCCACTTCCTGCAACCGTTCTTCCGGCAGCTTGTTGATGGCATCCAGCATCTGATTGCACAGCAGCCGCAGAATGCCGTCTGTCATGTCCAGATCCGGATACCGGTCAGTTTCTTCCATGATTGCCCGAAAATTTTCCTGACTCAGCCGCAAAGCGTCCAGTGTGCTCATTAAATTCTTTGCATACTTTCCGACTGCTGCCAGTGAGATACTGACCCCGTGTGACTGGATGTAGTCCACGATCTCCCGGTAATATGCTCCGGTTTTAATCATTTCATCCACAGTTTCTTTCACTGCCGGTTCCAGCTGGTCAATTTTAGAATGCTTCCTTCGTTTACCCATTCTGCACCGCCTTACACGTCAATGCAGACATCTGTCCGCACACAGGCGATGATTTGAATGCCTTCCGCTGTGACCTTGGCTTCCAGTTCCTGCATTTCTGTATCCGCCAATGTGGACGATTCCTTGCTGCCTGCCTTCCGCAGGCGGATGTATCCGGATTCCGTCAGGTAGTTCACCGCATCCCGAAATTCTGCTTCGTTCATGCTGGGGTGCAGGGCATAACAGACATCGGACAACGATACATATTTGTCCCGCAGCAGATTGACTGCCTTCAGCACCATGCCGTTATTCTTGAAAAATGTTTTTTGCTGCATCCGCCGCAGCATTTCTGTCTGTTCCATCGTTCCGCCTCCTATCTGCTGCAGTAATGGTCGATTTTGCTTTCCAGTCTTGCCATAGTTCGGATAAAATCCTCATTTTTCGTTGTGTGTTCTTTGATATAGTCGATGTTCTCCGACAGCTTTTCCATGGACGCTTTGATTTCCCGAATCTCTGCCTTTGTGGCATATTTATCCGATAATGTCAGCAGATTATCCCGCAGTTCCTGTACGGCTGCTTCGTTCTTGTCGTTCCTGTCCATTGTGCGTTTTAGAAAATATCCAATCACACCCAGAACTGCTGTAATCACGGTTGTGATAATGAAGAGGATAATCTCCTGTGTCAATTGCAAACGCCCTCCTTCCATAAAAAAATGTGTTATCCTGTTTGTTCCAGCATAACACATTTTTTAGATTCTTGTATAGTTAGGCGACAGATTCACCTATTTCTTCAAAACTCTTCCTGTAAAAGGGACATCTGACCGCTCATATTGGCTGCATTTTGTCTGTCAATGATGTCCCGTACTGTTTTTTCTGTCAGATGATAGGCAAGGGCAAGTTCCCGGTAATTGTCGCCGGTAAAATGATGATAAATGGCATCATCCCGCAGGGGCTGCAGCAGGGTGTCCGGTTTGCAGATGTAGATGTTTCCGCCGCCATACTTCAATACCAGCCGTTTGTATGCTTCGATTCCGATGGTTTCGGCAAGTTCTCTCTGATTGCCATGTAGCTGTTCCAATATCAGCTGATCCAGATTCATTCGGCATCGCCGCCTTTTTTGGCATGCTGCACATAGCGTTTCAGCTGCTCAATCAATCTCGACCCATCCGCCAGAGAAATCCATCGCAGAGGATCTGCAGCGGAGGCTGTAATTTGCAGTTCCTTCTGCACAACGCCTGCCATTCGTTCCTGAATGCTGACCGGAGAAGGAGTAATTCGTTCCAGTTCATACAGCAACGCCCATGCCTTGCTTTTCTGTCGGGCAGTCATCTTTCCGGCAAATTCTTCTTTGGACGGATGGTAGCTCGGGTATTCTTTTCGCAGCCGTTTTCGCAATTCTGCTGCTACCGATTTTCGTTCTGCTTCAGACAGTGACCGAACGGAATCTTTTCCCGTCATACCGTACACCAGCTGATGCAGAGCATCTTCCCGGTTTCCGGATTCCACCATGCCCAGCACGGCAGCAATGCCATAAATCTTTTGCACGGAATCTCGTTCGCTCATCCGTCCGCCCCTTTCAGCCGGTAGTTTTTGTTCCGGTCTTTTTTCACACAAATGGTATAGCCCCGTGCCATGCGGATGATTCTTCCGGCAAGGGCTTCATCCACTTCAATCAGCTGGGCAGTTGTCCATTCCGTAGATAAGATGGTCAACATTCGATTGCGGCAGCGATAGTCCAGCAGTTCAAATGCCAGCTTCACGTCTGCATTGCTGACATCCTGCAAAAAGCCGCTCTTCGTCTTAAACAAATCATCCAAATACAACACATCTGCTTCTTTGTAGGGCAGCAGTTCCGTTGTATAGCTGCCGTCCATAATGGCTGTTTTCAGTCGGGCAGCGTCTTCCTGCCAGACCAGATAGCGGACGGAAAGCCCCAGTTTGAGAAATCCGCCGACCAGTGCCGTGCAGATGTGGGTCTTCCCACAGCCACTCTGACCGCCGACAAAAAACCATGCCTGCCGCTGACTCAAAAAGTCTGTGGCACATTGTTTCATGCGTGCCTGAAATGGCTGTTCCGTCTCAAAGTTGGAAAAGGTACAGGTGCGGAGCAGATCTTCCAGTCCGCTTTCTCGGATTCTCCGCAGGGCATCTCTGGTTTTCATGCAGGTGCAGGGAGTCATCCATTCCCGTTCTCCGTCCGTAACAGCAAGCAGCCCTTTGTCATTGCAGATGTTGCAATGATACCCGGTCAGTGTACCGGGCTGGGCATTGTACTGTTTCACACGCAGTTGCATCAGGTCAGAATACGTCAGCCCCGTAGCAGCCATCTTCGGAAACGACAGTTTCTCCAATCACTTCATCCTCCCATCGTTTTTGATTTAACCAGGTCGCAGGGTGTGGAATGTATTTCCAGGTCGCCTTGCTCCAGGAATAGACACGGCTTTGTTCCGTGATGGCTTCCAGCATCCGAACAAGCTGGTCTTCTGTCGGATGCACTTTTTCAAATGCCCGGCGTGCTTTTTCTTTCCCGACCTTCTTCGGATAGGCTGCCCAAAAACGGTCGAAAAATGGATTGCCGGTTGTTTCGGTCGTTCTCATACCGATTCCTCCTTGCAAAGTTCAATGGATGTATTCTGTTTGAGAAAATGGCTTTTCAGCGTGCGGAAGGAATAGAAAACCGGTGAAAATACCTGATAAGACGCTCTTGCAAGCACGGCTTCTCGAACTGCTTTCCGTTCCTTTTGCAGCTTTTTCCGTTCTTTTGCTGTCAGCAGCGACCGTTCACTGCAGTAATAGAACTTCCTGCGAATTTCGCAGTCCTGTACAACCCATTTTCCTTTGACATATCCATCTACATAAACGGTCAATCCGAACCGCATTTTATCGCAGGGTTCTTTCTGGATGGTGATTGCATAGCCATCCACCAGCAGGTCAACTCTCCCGAATGCCGAGTTCAGCTTTTCTTCTGCCTGTTTCCATTCTTCTTTTGTCATCGCTTTTCTCCTTAAGAAATGGAAAATCGTTTGCTGGAAACGGTTTCCGTGTACTGTTCATACAAATCTGCATGCGTTTTCTTGAAGGCGGACGTGTTGAACCGTTTAGATGTCACAGACACATACCGAACAACATATTCGTCCAGTTCCAGTTCTTCCAGCTGCTTGTCCGTCATCAATGTTTTGATGCGTTCCTGCTGTTCTGCAATGGCATGCAGGATTTCCCGCTTTGCCGTTTCCAGCTCCCGAATCTGCTGAACAGCTGTCAGCATGTCCAATTGCTGCTTACTTGTTAAACTTTTTTTCATTTGCAATTCCTCCATGATTTGATTCCGGCTCTGCATTGTCTGCGGGCTTGCCACCGCCATCGGCTGCATTAGGAGAGAGGGGGCAGCCCCTCTCAATTTTGGAATTGTTTCGGAACGTGTCTGGTGCGTCCGGTGTATCGGTGCTGTATCAGCAATTCCGTGCTGGTATTTTTTACAATCAGCCAATCTTCTGCCTGAAATCCAAACTGCTGCAAAAGTTGCTTCTGGGATTTGGTGGGCTTTTTTCCGTTCTTCATTTTAGACCTCCAGTTCCATGAACTTTGCCATGGCGACCAGTCCGGCATAGCTGTAGTCCTCGTTGTCGTAGGCGTTGGAAAACAGGTTGATGGCTCCCCGCAGTGCCTGCGGTGTTCGGGCTGTCTGAAGTAAAAAATCCAGTTCCAGTTCTTTGTTCTCCTGCACCAGAATCGGGAATAGTTTTTCAATGTCGGAACGCTGAATCTGTGACCGCAGGTATGTTTTCCGCTGTTTTGTGCGGTTGGAAATCTGGGCAAATTCTGCTTTCTGGCTGCCCATTTTGGTGACTGTATCCAGATTTCCGATGAAACAAATTCCAAGTGTCTGCCCCCGGTCGGCAAAATAATCCGAAAAGCTCCGCAGTACCTCGATGGTTTTCAGATTCAGATGCTGGGCTTCGTCAAAAATCAGCACCATGCCGTCTTTCAGTTTTTGCACGATGGCATACCACAGGGCATCTTTAGAGCGTCCCGGTGACAGATTCAGTTTGTCTGCCAGCAAATTTAAGACTGCTTTGATGTTGATTAAACAGGGGTTCATGGTCATTAAAATGCTGTTTTCCGGGTGCAGAGCCACATAATGCCGGGCGGCTTTGGTTTTTCCAATGCCGGCATCTCCGGCGGCAACTGCCAGACCGCCTTTGATCTGGCATACACTGATCACATCATAAATTTCTTCGGAAATACTGGTATCTGCATATGGCACTTCCTGATAGGTCTGTTCGGTCTGTTCTTTCACGCCGAAATAGGATTCCAGGATGTCAAACATCCGCTGCGGATCGGCTTGATATTTGCCGTTTCGCAGCTGGGATAATGCCGTGCCGGAAATCCCCAGTAATTTTCCAAGGGCATTCTGGCTCAATTGTTTTTCCTGCTGTAGAGCGGTGACTTTTTGCAGCAATGCCTGCTGCTGTTCTGTATATTCCATACGTTACCTCCGTTTTTGCGAATTTTTCTGAATGCGTTTCAGACTGATGTCGACCGTCTGATGTTCTGCTCCGACCGCCATCGATTCTTCCAGAGATTCTTCTGTCCGGATCGGAACAATATTCTTTGGCAGATCGATGTGAAATTGTTCTGCTTTGGCTGTCTGTGCATTTCGGACAGTCATGTCCAGCATGGTGATCCGCTGTTCCGGTGTCAGGCTGGCAGTCAAACCCTTTGCAACACTGCGGATAAATTTCCGGCTGTGGTGGGCAACTGCCTGGGCATCGGCAATCTGCTGCTGTTCTGTTTCCAAATACGATACCAGCAGGGTATCTGCAAGGCTCCAGGTATACAAATATCGGTCTTGTTCATCATAGAGCCGGACGGTTTTCAAATCTGCCGGGTCATACCGGACATAGACCGATTCATCCAAGTGCAAGATGGTCTGTTCCGGATGTCGATACCAAATCCGTTCACCGCCATAAACCACATATACGCCGTTTCGTTTGATTTTTTGCAGCCGGGTTGACCGCATCAGCATCAAATTCAAGTCTGCTGCATTGGCTTTTCGGATGGATTCAATTTCCTGATTCCAAACATCCAGACGGCTCATTGTCCGGTACTGGGATTCCACGCCACCATAGGGTTGCAGGTTGTAATCTCCATCAATCCAGTCCGCCAATGCTTCCCGAATTGCAAAGTCCTTAGGCAGCTTGCCGGCTTTGATGCGTTTTTTCAGGCTTTCCGGTTTCTCCAGCACATTGCCGCCGCAGAATCCGGCGGTTGCTCTGGAAAAATGTTCTTTTACCGTGCGGAATGTCCGTTCAATCGGCTTTGCCTTGGCATTGCACACAATTGCATTATGCACCTCAATTTGCAGCCGGTTTAAAATCGTGGTCGGGCTGTTCTTTTCTGCATCGCTTTTTCGTTTACGGTTGCCTTTTCCACCTAAGTCAAAGGTTGTAAATTCATGTCCGTTGTCGAAATAGACTGCTTTCGGGATTCCGAACCGCAGGATGCCATGACGCAGGGCAAGAATCGTAGACTGGGAATCGACTGTTTCTGTGATGTTCCATCCGACAATGACACCGGACTTTGCATCCTGAAAAGCGGTCAGATAGAGTCGATGCCGTTCTCCGCTGCTGTCCACTGTTTGGATGTCCAGCGTGTGATTGTCTGCAATCCAGACATCATTGGGCTTCAAGTCGTCATACATCCGCATAATGTACGGCATGCAGCGGTCAGCAAATGCCTTGTTTCCGTTCCGGGTCAGTTCTTTGACTGCCTTTGCAATATCGTTTTCTACATGCCGCCGGAAACTCCGTTCCGATGGGATTTCTCCCAGCAATTCCGGGTAAAACAGTTCCGTCCAGTGCAGGGTAGATTGATAGCACCTGCTCAGCGGCGGTTTGTTTTCTTCTAAGTAATACCACAAAAATGCTTCCCAGACGGGTTTCGGGATGGTACTGCTGCCTCTGTTCCAGGCACCCCGCAGTCCCAGCAGCCCGGCAAAGTCGTTTTCTTTGTAGGCTGACCATTTCCGGTACAGAATGTCAGTCGAGATTTGCAGCTCCGGATGTTCCAGCTGGCATTTTGCCACATACAGGTGGTCAAATTCCGTCTTTTTCTGGTACTGCTCCCGCTGTCCCTGCCAGTCCTGCAAAATCGCCGTCCAGAGATTGATCGATTTTCGCTGCTCTGCTGTGCAGTTTTCAAACGTCAGAAGCCGTTTGGCTTTCTGTTTCTTAGGGGCAGCCGGTTCTGGCATCACGCCATTTTCCGCACGCTTTCGCTGATAGTATTTCAGCTGCAATTCTTCTGGCAGTGCTGTGATGGGAATCATGTAACACATTTTATGATTCTGTGGATGTTCTTGCTGTTCTGCAAAAATCTTTCCATCTTTTGCAAGTTTCCTTATATACTGTGGTTTGCATCCTTTTAATTCAGCCACATCTAAAATTGATAGATAATCCAAAAGATTCCTCCTTTCCAGCAGAAAAAATCTGCCAAAGCACTTGACAAAACCTGCTGTTTCTGCTATACTATATCCGTCACTTTAGCAATGGTAATTCTTTGCTAAGCGTGAGGATCTCCAGTTGTACGGCTTTTGCAATCTCGTCAAGATGGTAGCCGTATGACTGGATTTTTTGTATTTGCAGCAACAATTTCTGGTTCCATTCCAAAAACTGTAATTTACAGGTGCGGACAGCTGCAAGATTCAGTTCCTGCAAGCCGAACTGCTCAATAAAGGCAGCAGTTTCTGTTTCTGCATCCAGAACACTCTGCATCAGTCTGCTCTGCAATTCGATGTTGTCTTGCAAGTCTGCACAGAAAACCGTCTGTGCCATTGCAGCAACGGTTTTTGTAACCATTTGCAGTGTCCAGCCCATACATTCCTCTAACTGCATTGAAAACACCTCTTTTCCGGTCTGCCTCATCAGTGCCGGTAGACCATCTCCGGCAGACGGCGGAACAAGTCCACCGTTTCGGCTTACAGACATTCTGCCGTCGGGCAGTTCAAATTCAGCGATGGGAAACACCAGTCTGCATAGAATTGTTCCGCCTCTTCCTGACTGGGAAAGTATGTGCCGCCCCAAACCCCTCTGCCATCGCAGTCAATATGCCATACTGCATATTCTCCATCCGGTGCAATTGGTCTTGCCAGACAGATGCCACTGGCATGCAGACTGTATACGATATGTCCGCCGATGACAGAGCCGATTTTTATTTTTTTCATCTTATGCACCTGCTTTCTCATGGGGTTCTGCTGCGGCAATCAGGGCTTCCGGCGGCAGCTGCAAACCCTTTGCCAGTTTCAAAATGGTAAACACGGACGGGTAAGAAATGCCTGCTTCAATTCTGCTGACATGTGCCTGTGAGAGTGTGCTGCGTTTAGACAGCTCTGCCTGGTTCATTCCCAGTTCCTTTCTCCGGTTACGAATCAAAATGCCGATTCCTGTAGATTGTTTCATCATAGATTCCTCCTTGTTGTTCCAGCTGTCTGTCCAGCCTGTAATTGTGTATGCGAAAAGCAAATTCGCTGATGATTGCCGCAGTGCCGAAAATCAACAGCAAGACGGTCTGCACGGCATCGCCTCCTTTTTTTCTTTTTGGTGGGCTGCTGCGGAATTGCACCGCACAGCAAGACAGCGGAAACGAAATAGACAATGCTCCCTGTCGGAGACAGCTGTCACGGAGTTGCACCGTGCATTGTCCAGAGGCTTCTTATCTCAGCTGGTCACTCAGACGCATCCCAATTATGCGGTGATCCGCTCACCGCAAAGCGTTAGTATAAAGGCAAAGAATGAGGTGTTTGTCAATGGCTACGATGCTGCCACATCGTTCTGGTCATCCCAATAGGAAAATCATTTTGTATGCCATGTACAGAAGCAATCCAACACTCGCACAGATAAAGCCAATACAACAAAGAATAAAATCTTTTTTGCTCATATGGTCACTCCATCAATCAACATCCACATACGGACGTTTGGTAGGCTGTTCCAAAGGAACAGCAAGGTCTTCTAATGTCGTATCTCCAATAGTGATTGGCACTTTTACAGGCTGGCTTTTCTGTTCATTCATCTTCTGTGCAAGTTCCTGCTCTTTGGCAGCATACTTTTTTTGCAGCCGCTTTCTGAATACTTCCAGTTTTTCAGTGGCTACTTGCAGTACGCCAGTTTCAGCAAGAATAACCAATGAAACAGCTGTGATGGCGATGATTTTCTTTGCATTCATGCTTTTTTCCTCCTTTTCTATTTACTTACACAGCCCTTTGTGATACAATTATCATAGGGCTTTTTCTGCCCTGTGGCTTGTGTATATGTATATTATAATTCTGATTTCGGAACATGTCAAGCCAAAAATTCCGGAATTAGAATTTTTCGTCATTTTGCACAAGGAGGGCGTTTATGTTTTATGAGATTTTCGAAAAAAAGTGCAGAGAAAATGGTATTTCCCCAACGGCAACACTTAAGAAGCTTAAAATAAGCACGTCAAAATTAACTGCTTGGAAGAATGGCTCCATGCCTAATTCAGAGTTTTTGATTCCGATTTCGGAATTTTTGGGTGTATCTATTGATTATCTTCTTACTGGAAAAGAAAAGGAATCAAAGAGCACTGTAATACTTTCAGACATAGAAGAGAAACTAATAAATGATTTTCGCAATCTCAGCCCACAGGGACAAGACTACATCCGGCAGCAGATGTTCATGGCTCGTGAGGTCTATAAAAAACAGGATTTACCTCAAGCAGACCTGAATGCTGGATAAGCAATCGGTTTTACTCAAAATGAAAAATAAGAAGGGGATAGCAACTACTTGCCATCCCTTCTTTTTTTTGTTGCTATCTTGCTATCCAATTTTCATGACTTTTCAGATGCAGTTTTTAAGAACCGTTTAAAGACCGTTTTAAACTGAAAAGCGAAAAAATGCCGATTTTACGTGGTTTAAACGGTTTTTTGATTTCTTAAAACGGTATTTAAACGCTTTTAAACAGTTCCCGGTCAAAAAAATAAAATCGCCCTGATCCGAGGATTTTTCCTCAAAATCAGAGCGATTTTTTTGACACATCTTTTTTTGTTCATTTTTATTTTTCCGCCGGATTCAATCTGAAAAACAGCGTATTTTCGGCACTTTTCGCACCTTTTTATCTTATTCCAGCCTTTTCAATCGTTTTAAACCTTTTTTGTATTTCCCTTGTCAATCTACAGCGGACTGCTGTCAGGATGGTGTTTTGAATGATCAGGATACAACTGCTCTCATGCAATTTATTATTCTGCTGATTGATGACCTGCCTGTACAGCCTACTGAAAAATAATCATACAATTTAGATCAAAAGCCGCTTCCCAGCGTATCTATAAGATACGGGGAGGCGGCTTTTTTCTATATAGTGAGAAAATATTGACCATTTGGCAATTTTGTGGTATAATCAAATCAGAAATGTGTCTTTTTGAGAAAAAGGGTGCAGAGAAGAGGAAATACTAGAGGAAAAACATGATTGACATGAAAAAAAGAACAAGAACGTGATGACACCGTGCTATCTGGGCGATTGCGGATGAACTGCGTGGAGCTGTAGATGGTTGGGACTTCAAAAACTATGTGCTTGGTACGATGTTTTACAGATATATTTCAGAGAATCTTTGCAGTTACATCAACAACGGTGAAATTACAACAACAATTTATCCCATTGTTCTTTATCAAGAGTATTTTAATTTTAATTATAGTTTATAATAATAGAATTAAATGGCGAAGAATCAATATTTATTTCAAGAAATATACGTTTTTTGAAAGTTACTTGTTAGAGTTTTATCTCAAACCTCCTGCTTCAGAATAAATATACCAAAAGGAAGAGCAAAAAATCTTAGACAGAAAACAGAACGATTTGTTACACAGAATAAGGCAATTACTATATATTAGGTAGAAAGTATTTATATTTTAAGTTAATTATATTTTTCTAAGAATATTTTATTTAAGTAATTAATATCAAAAGTTTCTCCATACGTATCTACTTTAAAATTGGCTTTTTCTCCTTCTGTTGAAAACATTTGTTTTAGGGTATCTACAAAATCTGCAACCCCATCACAGTCCATTCTTGTATCAGTAAAGCCTTTTTTAGTTTCTGAAAAATTGTACATACCATCTGTCAAAACGAGTAGAAATGATGCTGACTCCTCTTTGTTAGAATTTTTTTGACTGAAACTTATATCTATCCCACAAAATTTAACATTAAAATCCGAGTATCCTGCTTTATACACATCGCCAACTTTATTAATATGTACTGTTGAAGCGTCAATCAAAGTGTCATCTAACATTACAGAATCATAAAGATATGGATCACTTAAATCACTGTAGCTAAATCCGTCAAAATATATTCAGACGAAAGAAGGGGTGCTTTGCAAGCAATGTATAATGCATCTACAATTTCCGCATGATTTTCTTTAGATGCAGGTTCGTCAAAATTAAGCAAATCCGAACTGCTGCAACCGTATAAAGATATGCACAAAATTATAAGTATAGATACCACTTTTTTAATCTTATTCAT